GCCGTATTGACCAGGTTGCCGCCGCTGCGCATCCACATCAGGAAACCGATCTGGCCGAGCTTAGCGTAAGCGGAATCGCTGAAGCGGAAGAGCGTGGCGGACATCACGTCGCGGATGATGTACTTGGAGAAGTCGCCAAACAGGATCGACTTGGCGTTCGCGCTCATCGTGGCAACGTCCTGGTTGATGGTGATGCCGTAGCCGAGCAGGCTGTCGGGCATGGCGCCGCCGAGGCCGTCGTATCCGGGCAGGAAGACAGGCCGGTTCTGGCTGTCCTTCAGCTTGCGGATGACCTTCAGCGAGGCATCATTCATCATGAAACGGCAGCGGCCGGAGCCACGGTAGGCCGGGTCGACCGAATGGATCAGGTCGATCAGGTCTTCAAAGATGACTGTGGCCGTCTGGCCGGTGGTGCCGACCTTGCCCGAGGACGCGCCCGTTACCACGCCGCGCGGCTGGGCGGTACCCGTGCCGGTGGTGAAGTAGGTGTTGGTGGCGCGGCCAAGGCGCTCGACAAGACGCGCCCGGATGAAAGCCTCGATGTCGACCTGCGAGTCCTGAATCAACTCGAACGGCACGGCAACGATCTTGGACGAGAACTTGTACGCATTCACGGACACGGTGCCGAAGGTCGGATCAGCCCCCGTCGCGGTGGTGTTCTCCGCGATCAGCTCGCCGGTCTCCGAGGTGCCGTCCGTTGTCGGGAACGACAGCGGGTTGCCCATTTCCGTCTGAATGACGGTGGAGGCTTCGCGCATGCCGCCGAACGCTTTCAGTGACTCGATCAGCGTCTTGGCGACATCGGATTGCACCGAGTAGCCGCCTTCGGACGGGGTGGTGGTGCTCATGGTGGCGCGGATGCCGGCCCATTCTTCAGCCGACAGGGCGTTGTCGCCGCCGCGCAGCCACTTGGCAAAGAGCATCGCAGAAGGCGACTTCTTGTCGACAGCGGCCTTTTCGGCGGCTACGGCAGCGCCTTGCTGCATGGCGTCTTTGGCCATCTCGTCCAGCAGCGCCTGATGGCGGTTGATCTGGTTTTCCAGATCGGCGATTTCGGCCATTCCTTCGTCGTACTTGGCCTGGAAATCGTTATTCCACTTGTCGCCGGGGTTGTCATTCAGCAGCTTGTGCAGTTCTTTGGCGCGGGTGCTGCGGCGTTCCCGCATGGCTTGGATGCTCGTCATTGCTTGATCTCCTATCGAGAGCGAAAAAAAGCCGCCCGAAGGCGGCTTGAGGCTTGAGCGGGAACGCTCAAGTAGTGGCGACCAGCTTCAACTGACGCATCAGATGGTCGGTGTTCGTGAATTGCAGCCCGGCAGAAACGGGCGGCACGTCTTCCTGTTTCGGCGCATGGGCGTAGGCGGCGAGGTTCCATGCGGCACTCGCCTTCGGCGCGGCTTCGGCAATGCTGTCGGCAAAGCCATGCTCGACGGCTTCTTCCGCGTTGAACCAGGTCTCGGCGGACATCCATTCGCCAATCTGCTCGGGCGTCTGGCCGGTTTCCCGCGCGTAGGTCGCAATCAGTGAGCCGTCGACCTTTTCCAGCAGCGCGGCCATGTCCATGAGGTCGTCGGCGTTGCCGAAGGCCACTGTCCACGCCTTATGGATCATGTAGAACCCGCCCTCGGCAATCTGCACCTCATCAGCGGCGAGCGCCAGGTAGCTGGCGGCGCTGGCGGCGTAGCCGTCGATGTGGGCGACTATGCGGCTGCCGTGCTCGCGCACGGCCTGCTCCATCGCCCGCGCGGCGAACACGTCGCCGCCGGGGGAATTGATGCGCAGGTGGATCGTCGGCGCGTCGATCCCCGCCAGCGCCTTGACGAAGGCCAGCGCGGAGACGCCGCCGAAGTAGTCGTCGGAGACGATGGTGTCGTAGACGTAGAGCGTGGCCTCCTCGGCGCCGGTTTTCTCGGCGCGAAAGAACCCGCGCCCACGGTTGTCGGCGAGCAGTTGCAGCAGCGGTTTCATGGTTTCTCCTAGATGATGCCCGTCATGAAGAGGGCGTCCTCTTCGCGGCGGCGAAGATGGTCATGCACTTGCTTGCGCGTGGGGCCGCGGCCCCAGGGCACCGGCGACGTTCCGGCGCCAGGCTCTTCCTCGCCGAAATCGAATGCGGCGATGCTGAAGGCCGACTGGCTGAATGCGTTTTGATCGAAGGCGGCCACTTACGCCCCGCGCCAGAGGTTGCCGCTGGTGCCGTCGCCGAGCACGGCGGCGCTGTTGATCTTTTGCACGTCCACCGGGATGGTGGTGGCGTTGAGGGCATCGACCACGACGGCAGCGAGATTCTCCGGCGACAATTCGGTAAAAGGCGTCCACTCGCCGATCATGGCCAGCTTCCCGCGCAAGTCGGCCTCGCCGATGAAGCTGAAGCTGCCGCTGCCGCCGAATGGCACGATCATTGCGAGGTTCGGCGTGCCGGTGAGACTCCAGCTTCCGGTGCCGTCCATGCCGATGGTCAGGCGCAGCACCATGCCGTCGGCGCTCACGCTGACGACCGCAGCGGTGCCGGTCATGCTCACGACGACGGACAGGCCGCCGGTCTGCGACAGCGTCAGCGTGCCGTCGCCTTCCATCGGGCCGCCCTTGAGCAGGTCGCCGGTCGGCGCGAAGTCGGCCACGCGGCGCAGCGCGGAAAGGCTGCCGGCGGTGAGCGGCGGGCAGAATGCCCGCATGCCATAGCCGTCTGGCGTGGACGCATTGGCCGCATGCTCCGCGCCGACAAAGCGGTTCAGGCGGTCGCCCAGGCCTCGCGCGTAGACGTCGAGGCCGGGGGCGGCGCCGAAGTGCCGCGCCCGCACCATCGTCATGTAGCGGCCGTTCGGGTAGAGCGCCATGTCAGCCCCAGACGGTTTCCAGCCCGCCGGCGAAGGTGGTCGAGGCGGCGGTGGCGGCGCCGGCGCCCCACAGCCACACGAGGCAGGCGCCGTCGTAGATGCGCGGCAGGCTCGGGATCTGGTTGAGCAGGTCCTTTTCCGTCATGAGTCCGGCCACCGACAGGGTGATCTGCGCGATGGGCCGCGCGAGGCACAGCGCGCCGGTGCCGGTGTTCGCGGCGCTGAAGGTCACGCTGGCGACGTTCTGCACGCCGGAGTCGCCCGAGGCGAGCGGCAGGAAGGGTCCGTAGTTGTTCGCGGCGACGCCGGAGTGCGAGATGTGCCCGGCGATGCCGGAGGCGGTCATGGCGACGGTGACGGGCAGGGTGTTGCCGGTGTTGGCGGACTGGTCGGTGTAGCTCAGGGCGATGTTCTGCGCGGTGGCGCCGGCGGCGGAGGTCTGCACCCAGTAGAGGCGGCAGCCGGCGCCGTTGGCATAGCGCAGGCTCGGCGTGCCGGTGAGGGTCTGCGCGCTGGAGGTGTTGTTGCTGATGCCGGGCCAGTAGCCTTGCAGGTCGACCAGCATCAGCGTGCCGGGGACGCCGGTGGCGGCGGTGCTCCAGGCGTTCATGTTGAGCAGATGCTTGATGTCGGTCGAGACGTTGCCGCCGTGCGGCATGCCGAATATCTGCGTGCCATTGCCGGTGGCTTCGTCGCAGGTTTTCCAGGCGAGCGCGGTGCCGGCCCAGGCGTTGGCGATGGGCGAGCCGCCGAGCATGGAAAAGTCGTACCAGCGGCCGGCGGTGTAGGCGCTGCCGCCGGTGATCTTGTTGAAGTCGTAGCGCGTGATCTTCCCGGCGCTGATGGCGGCGACAAGCTGGTCGATTGATTGGATGGCCATGATTATCCCCAGGCGAAAGTGAAGTTGCCGAACCAGCTCACGGTGCGCGAGGTGCCGGAGCCGATGCGGTCGAACCAGCCGAGCCAGGCGCCGTCGAGCACGCGCGGGCAATGGAAGCCGGCCTTGCTGTAGAACTCCTTTTCCACGGCGACGTTGTTGTCGCCCGTCAGGCATGTGCCGAGGATGCGCACCAGATACGCGCAGATCAGGCCGGAGGGCGGCGTGGTGAAGGTGATGGAATCCAGACTGCGGATGCCGGCGGAGGCTTCGGCCAGCGCGACGGTGAGCGGCCCCACGTCGGCGGCGGCGGCGGCGCGCACCCCGGAGCAGACGAGGTTCTGCCCGGTAAGCGGGACGTTCTGCGTGACGCTCTTGCTGGTCCCGTTCGTGTCGGTGTAGTTGATGACGGCCACGCCGCTGGCGACGGCCGGAGCGATGTGGTTCACCAGCACCAGTTGCACGCCCTCCCCGTCCGCGTAGCGCGGCAGGGGCTGCGTGTTATCCATGAACTGCTCGTCGGTGGAATCGCCGTCGATCATGGGGTAATAGCCGAGCAGGTCGAATATGACGATGGAGCCGGCGCCGTTGAATGTCGATTGCGAAGACCGGAAGGTGGCGGAGGTCAGGTGGCGGTGCTGGCCGCTGGCCACGCCGGGGAAGTAGATCGCATCATTTTTCTGCGCGACACAGGGCGTGAATTCCAGCGCGGTGCCGACGCGGGCGTCGTAAGGCGGCTGCCCGGCAGAGAACGACGGGTCAGCCCAGTGCAGTCCGTGCGCGGTGCCGGCGGCCTTGTAGAAGCGCTGCATGTGACAGCGGCCTTCGTCGAAGGCGGCCTGCAGGTCGCTAAGACTCTGTATCGGCATTGTCGAAAACCTCTACGACGCCGTCCGGGTGGTCGGGACAAGCCGGTTCCGGTTCGCCTTCGACCATCGGCCCCAGCTCGCGCCCGCAGTGTGCGCAGCGGTATTCCACATCAGTCGACCGTGCCCGTCAGCGCGCCGGCGTTGAACAGCGGCGTGATGCCGGACGAGACGGCGCGCGAGGCGGACAGCGCGCCGGAGTAGAGGATGGCGGTGGCGCCCGCTGACTCCAGCCCGACGCTGAAGTGGGTGATGGTCTCCGATCCGGCGGTGCATTCGCCGAACTGCACCGTGGCGGCGTTCGTGACCTGGTTGCCGGAGACCGTCCAGCCGGCGCCGCTGCGCGCAACGGCGACGCGGGCGTATCCGGTGTAGGTGGCTTCGCTGGTGGCCTGAGTGCCCGCCTCGCCGGGGTCGGCGGTGTGCAGGGCGACGTAGAAGCTGCCGGCGGCGGCGGAGTTCTGCAGCCCGGCGGCATCGCCGACGTTGGCCCAGTCGGCGTTGTTGAACAGCAGGTTGAGCAGTGCGGTTTCGCTGGCGTTTGACATTGACATGGTGGCGGGCTCCTATGCGTCCTTCTCGGTCTGCGTGCTGCGCATGATGTTGCCTTGCGCGTCGCGCTGCACTTCTGCGCTGGTGACGCGATCAGGCAGGCTGGTGATGGCGACTTCCTTGATCTCGGCCGGCTGCACGTCATTGACGATATTCACGCTCGGCGCGGCGACGCTCACCACAGGCGCAGGAATCGTCGCCTCGAAATGGGCGTCCACGTTCGGCGCGGCAACGTTGATGACGGGCGACTCGGCGGCGGCGACATTGACCACGGGCGCTTCTTGCGCGGGCACGTCGTTATGCACGTCCACTTGCACCTTGGGCTGTTCGA